AATTTTTCTGGAGCAAGTTCTTTAGTCTTTACCGTACCCTTTTCGGTATATGTATTGACGATAAAAAACTTATCACCCTTTGCTGCGCCAGCACTGGCAGAGTTAAGAGTAACTACCTTAGCTTTGTACTTACCTGAGATAGACTTCTCTTCAACAGGTGTTAGGTCTGTTATAGAAGCATTAATTGTGTATTGTTTAAACAGAGATTCCAGAGTACCATTATGCCTAACTTCAACAGCTTTGATCTGTGTTTGATATCGTGAGGTTTTAACAGCTGCAGTTACACCCTTACCTGATAGAAAATCAGATACTTTCTTTGCTGTAGCTGCTAGTTTTGTGTAATCCCAAGCCATGTGTCATCCATCGATATGTAATTATTACATATTTAGGCAAGATTACGCTTGGAATACTTTCTATGCCATTTACCGATTTGGTCAATGATCTTTCTGGGAGCACCATTGTTGGTAAAGTCGTAGTTGAATGTCTTTAAGACATAGTGGAGGGTGGCTGAGTCTTTATGCTTCTTACAACGAGCCAAGAGGGTTTCGATTGGAACATTGGGTTTGCGCATCTTGTAGTCTAAGAATACGCAATGAGCATATGCCTGAATCTCATCAAATTCAGAGAGGTATCGTCTCTCGGCATCCTTCTTTGCGATGCCTACCTTCTTATAGGGAACAACGTAATTGCTCCATAAATCGTCTCTTCGATCGTACTGCATAAAGTGAATGATCTCATGCATCAGAGTTTGGATCATCTTAAACTTAAAGTTGTTCCATTTCTCTTCTGTGAATTGGAAACTATCGAAGTCTCTGGCGTATATGATAAGGATACACTGACGATCGTTGGGGTCGTATTCACCACCAACAAAGACGTTGTTTTCGTAGGATTTCTTCTTGGGGATTATGGTAATCCAGTTGATCTTGGTGCGCCACTTGCGTACGTAGTTCGTAAGACCAACTGAATCATTTTTGTAGCGGTCTAGATCTTTCCAGACTTTCGCAGGTATGAGTTTAGCTCTGAATGGTTGCTCATAAAAATTAAGCAATTCCATCCAATTAAAGTTTGCATTTTCTAGGAAGTTCATACTCATATTATACCCAGAAAATTCTTGCAAGTCAACTTACTAAGTGCTTCTCCATAAATGCAAGAACTTTCGCCTGTTCCTCTAAGTTAGTGTTTACAAACTCAGTAATATATGGCATCAACTCAAAGTTTGAAAGTAGATTATTATATTTAGTCGTTCGACCCTTTAGAAAGGTTTCCGACTGGTCAGATCCACGATCAGCATAGCGTTGCTTTAACAGGTCATTTGGAACCTTGAGATAAACCACCTGAAGATCGGTGGCTTCCAAACCCATGGCGAATTCCAAAAAAGACTGATTGAAAATGCGGTCTCCCTCGAATAGGATATTGGAAGTGGTTTCAGCCACGAAACTCTGTGCCACAGGCTGAACAGCCATACTTAAACGATCAGTTCCTGCAAAGGTTTCGCCATCCTCGTACTTACCCAACACATAAAGATCTAGTTCCTTACAGTAAAGCGCAGGAAGCATCTTCTTCGGCTCCACAGTTTCCCACTGGTAACTTTCCATAAACTTACGAAATAAAGTCGTTTTACCAGTTCCTGGTTGACCACCAACTGCCATTAATTTTCTCATAAAAACATCTCCAATCCTACGTTAACGTATTCTTCATCATCAAACATCCATTCCAGATTAGCCATTTTACCTGTTCTAACGAAGGAAGTAAAGTTCTCCTTGGCTATTCCACGTTTGCTATCCAAGCGTAGATCTATAGTTTCATTACGAGCATCCCATAGAACCTGCCACTCAATACCAAACCAGCCATCCTTTTCGCATTGCATAATCTCCTCTGCCTGACGATCCAAATAGTAGCCAAGGTAACGACCATGGTGTTCTCTAAAGATCTTCTTAAAGGAACACAGACAGGTTTCCATGGTAAAGAAGTCTACCTGATCTGCTAGATCTGGGAAGCGGGATCTCGTTTCCATAAGGATGGAGGTTGACTCGCCTTCAAGACCAGCGTATTCCGACTGAGTAAGTTTTGTATCACAAAGGTCATCTTTGCCGAGGGCATAAAGCAACCCATTACGATGAGAGCGAGAACCAGAATAGTCATCCAGCATAAGAGAAGTAGGATTGATCCGAACACCAGCGGTATGCTTAAGATGCTGAAGATAAAACCAAGTGGAGTAACGACCAAACTTATGCAGATCGCCTTTAATGTGTGTCCACAGGTTGTCAAAATTTCTGCTCTCGTTGTCACCATAATAACTCTCCATTACTTCACGTTGCGATTTGTCACCGATAAACTTTTGATACGAAGCAAACATCTCTGGCAGATGACCTTTGTTCCACTTGGTGTCTGTTTGATAACGTAGTCGTTTGTAGTTGGCAGTGTTCCATTGAGTCATACGATCAACAGTGGCCAATTCAAAGTCAGGGAATTCGTTTAACAACACCCATGAGGTTGGAAGGTAGTAGGTATTGCCATACAACCAACAAAGCCAAAGACGTTGTTCGTCATTGTGCTCGTAGCGTTTGTTTAGATAATTCGTAGCCCATACAGCAGGATCGCAATCATCATACTTCAATGACCATGCGTACCAGCGTATGAATGCTTCTCTACGATTCTCTCTTAAGCGGTAGTCCATGTATTCAGAGCAGTCTTAATTAGGTTAACAACTTCATGATGCATATCAGTTCCATTGGCGAATGCTGGATCTGGAATCTTCTTAACTCCAGGGATTAGATTGGACAGCTTCTGTGCTTTGGGTAAGTCTCCGAATTTATCGACAAATCTTTTTTTATTGGCATCGTCCATGTAGAAGATCTCATCCGCCCAATCAACCAACTCTTGAGTAACTGCAGTGGAACGAATGCCCTCAGTCTTGTACCCAACATCCTTGAGAACATCACGCATCTTCTTGGCAGTAATTCTACCATCAGTAGTCTTGAGACCAGCTGACTTAACTTCGATATGAGGATAGTCATGCCTAAGGATAATCTCCGCAGCAGCACTGCGGTTTACATTGCCATGGCAAAGAAACAATACTTTCATAAACCCTCTGATTGTAAACGACGCATGATAGGAAATACATCAAGGGATGTAACCTTACCGATAGCATCGATGTCTATTTCTGTTCTTAGTGCAGTAATACGCTTTTCGATATCTTTCTTTGTGTTGGTATCAAAGTTAGTCCACTGATACACTTGTTCAGTTTCAAACTCGTAAGGTTCAAAGTCAGGAAACTTGTATGTACCTTCAGCATGGAACTCACGTGGCGATACATCATCACGATTCAATGCAGCATTGAGAAACTCTTTGCACCAACGAACACAGGATTCCATCTCAACCATATCCAGCGTTCCTGGGAAGTGGCGAAACTCGATTGTATTTGTTTCTTCCCACATCTGACGCAGATTGATACCTGCACGTGGGCATTGGAACCATGAGGGTTCACCCTTGGCATCTTTGTGAGCATGGTTAACATAGAAGTCATGCGTAGTATCCGATGCCAACATCTCCGTAACCCGAGCAGGTGGCAACTTATTCTGATGAGACTTCTTACGACGCTTCATACGTTTCAGTGCCCACTCATACTGTTCTGGTGGCAACACATTCTTGTTTGGAACAGGAATAGTTTCAACGATATCAAATGCCTGTTGCTGATAGCGTTCAACATAGCGTAGCAGTTGTTTGCAATCTTCGAGATTGTTGTGAAGTTTTGGTACACGAATGTGAATGTGAAGATTACTACGGTAGTTCACGACAGGAGCAGGACATAGGGCAGCATTGATCTTAGCAATGTGTTCAATCTGTTCAGCAATGGTCATGGTTGGACGAGTATTGATCTCACCACCATAAGCATACACCTTGCCCATTGGATCGTTGGCAATACCAGTAGTGCTTACGCAGGTATTGTCTTTGTCATTCCACTGAGCACCATCAGGCAACTCGCAGAAGCGATAGCTATCACCATACTCAAGTTCAACTCCGTAGCTAAACTCATCAACATTATATTTCATTCAAACTCCGATTTGGTAATCAACTCCTTCAACGTCAGCCTTCTCCATAGACATAGTCAGGTGTTCGTCAAAGATAATGTATGTATTCATTGGAACTGGTGCAGTATAAGTTGCTTCCTTAATTCCAGCACGTTCAATAACATCTTTAGTAGAAGTAATTATACATCCATTACTCAAAGAAGTCAAGTAAAGTGGTCGTTTCCCATTGCGATAAACTTTGAGTCGTTTGCAAAACCAAAGTTCGCAAACAGCAAGAGATGAGTCTTTCCAAACTTCCAAAGGCGACTTATCATCATCAATTGTATGAAGAATCAGTTCAGTATCATTCTTAGTCTCACACTTATAACCATATAACTTCTCCCAGTTTTCTGGCAGTTCTTGTGTGATAACACCATTATGAACAACAGAAGTTGTTTGATTATTAATGGGTTGATTGTACTCTAGGTCTGATGTTGAGTAACGGCAATGACCAATTAAGTATAAGTTGCCATCTTCGTTTACGTAATCATTCCAGTTAAATGGAAACATATCCGCTGACACTGGAAGTTTTACAGTATGGATTGTATATTCTTTAACGTAAGAGATACCAGTGGCATGCAACCCACGAATACGAGACTCATGGAAAACTTTTTCAAGTTTTTGAAAGTCTTCGTACTCGGGCTTATGAATTATCGCACCGATAACTGAACACATCAGAAGAAACTTTCAAGCGATGATGCTTTAATTGATTCTGGGTGATACTTCTCTAGTTGCTCACGACCAAGTTTGCTTTCGCAATACTCATACCACTCTTCAGAAAGCCACATGCCCTGTGATACACCATTCCATAGATGACGCCACTCGGGATGTTCTCTGTTCAGTCTGCGTGACTCAACAAACTCATAACGAGTATCTTCGTATTCTTTGGAACCAAGTTCAAGCATCTTCTCACGGAAGTAAACAACGAGAGAGATACGCTCTGAACCTTCTTCGCAAACAATCGGAGTATTGCCATGCATAACTTCATGATTGTTAATTAGTAGCAAATCGCCTGGACGTGGATTAACTGCAACACGATACTCAGGTGCAATCAAATAACCACCAGTATACTTGCCATCATTGGAAAGTGTTAGTAGGTTAGACAAACCTTCATTTAGATCGCCAGCATCGTAGTGTGCTGCAGTACGGAAAGTCTTGTTCACTGTAACTGTAGTGAATGGTGTTTCAGGAACTAGGAATCCCTTGTCAATCTTGTTTGCAGCTTCCATCTGTGCTGCATAACGCTGAGGAAGCAAGTCTTTAAAACCCTTGGCCAATTGCTGGAGGAATGGGAAAGACTTGGCAAACTTGTCAGGATGACGAGCAGTATATGAAGTTGCACGACCATAAGGGATACGTGGATAACGATCGAACCAACCAGCAATACCAGAGAACACGCCATTGGCATAGGTAGTTGCGCAAACATACTTGGTGATTACACGATTGGCTTCTGCCTTCATTCCATCATTGGAAAGTTTACGAGTAGCCTCGACCCAATCAGCAAAAACAAAATTGTCTTTCTTGACTGCTTGAATGCCCCAAACATTATTACGATTGGATGGTGATGGTGCTTTACCTTTATGACGTTCTTTGATAATATCGATAGGATCTTCATTAAACAAATTTTCTGTTGGCTTAACAAAGTAATCTAGAACATCATACTCATACTCAGTGACCCATTCACGATTACCCAACTTGTCACCACGTGGTCCAGCTGCAAGACCACGATTCTGTGTTTCAACTGCTGCTTCACGCAAACCAACATACGCCATCTCTTGTTGCTCTTTGCTGAAGTAGTTCTTACGAAACTTCAAAACAATCTTGTCCTCTGTGTATGGCTCTTCACCATACTTGCATGGCATGTACACATCGGTGTCTTCTTCAATAAGAAGATCGTAGTGACTCTCATCGATAAACTGCCCAGACAGATGAGAACAGTCATGCTTTTCTTTTGCTACAATAACTTTTACCATATCATTCTCCTAGAACTTAAATCCTTCGAAACTCTTTTCATTATGTATTCGTTTACCAAAGTCAGACTTATCAAACACTGGTCCATCGTCAGTGCCAGCATCAGAGATATTCGCTTGCGCACTCATCTCTACATTATACAGCCTCATCTTCGATCTGTCAATTCCTACAACAAATCTTTTGTAGTAGTTTGGATCGGCATATCGATTCTTCAATTGTTTGATCATAATCTGACCCAACCCATCCAATTCTTCACTGGTCATTAATGCAAACATAAAGTCGCAGGTGGCTGGCAATCCAAAAGATTCAGATGTATCAGTTAATTCCACGTCAGTGTTTGCAAACCCAGATCGAGTCGTTTGTGTTGCTGAAAGCAAAGGTACGTTATACTCCACGGCAAGACCACGCAGTTCTTCTG